AGAAGCAGATATTGTTCCTTACTTCTTCCCTGGTGGAGAAGCAGCAATGGCTTACTACAACTGGCAGGTATCTACAGGTCGTCGTGAAAAACTATCTACTGGAGAACTTTCTAACGCTGCAGAAAACTTGATTTATAACTTAGAGAAGTCTCAGATTACTGAACAGCAAATTCTTGAAGGACATTCAGATATCTGGTACACACAGCAGGTTATTGACCTTAATAAGAAGTACGGTGGAGAACCAATTGAAGCCGTAAGTCCTGGTCGTGCTCAGGCTCGTGCAGATGTTATTGGATTGGCTCTTAAGGAGCCAGCATTTAAACAGTCTCCTATCTATGCAGAGACAGCGCAGTTCTACTCAGAGTACCAGAGAAGAAAAGAAATATTACAGCGAGATAGAATTACAGTAAACCCAGACTTTTCTAGTGGATTCTGGTTAAATACACAGTACAGAAATGAGTTGACAACGTTGGGAACAAAGTTAATGTTAGAAAATCCTGAGTTCTCTCATATGTACTATTCAGTATTCGCACCTCTTCTGAAAGAGCAGGCTAAATAATGGTAACTGGACCTTTCCAATCAGGACCTTCCACTGGCACTAGCGATGCTTTAAAAACAGCAATCCGCGCAGATAATGGTGTTTACTTTAAGGCTTGGTCTCAAGACCCACAGGCTTTTGTTATTAGTGCTGCAAGTTTCTTTGATACTTTACGCAAGGCTAAAACAATCCGTCCAGACATGACGGACTTTGATGTATTGCAAGCAAAGGTAAGAACTGCTGGACTCTCTAAGGGTACAAGTCCACTAGGTCAATTAGACATGGCAGATGTTACGGCTATTGCCTCTATCTTCAAAGAGGGCTACATCAATGGCATGGACTGGAATACTACTCTTGACAACAAGATACAAAGTCCTTACGCCAAAATTGGCGGACCAACATTTAGCAAGGAAATATCTACAGCGCTTAAGCGCATTGATAAAAGCGATGCAACTCAGCGCCTTAACGATGCTTACTTTAAGACTTTTGGTATATACCCAACTGGGGAACAGATTGAAAAGTTTAAGAATAAATACAATGCTGAGGCTCAACTTCAACTTGCTACAACAACAAGAACTAGAAATGCCAATGATACAGGAACATCTAGTTCTGCTACTTCAAAAGAAATTACCAGTGGTGAAGGATTTACTCAGGCTGAGTACGATACCTTCCTTGGCAAATTCCTAGCAGATAACTACAAGATTACTGGCAAGGAACAAAGTGGCTTAGTAAAAGATACAATTACTAATCTAAAGCGTGTCTACAAAGACAACATGCTTCCAGAACCTCCAATTAATGAACTTGCTCAGATTGCTACAGATATTGTAAGAACTGGCGATACAGGAATTCAAGAACAAAAGATGACTGCAAAGATTACTGCTATTCGTGGTATTGCTGCAAAACTTTATCCAGGACTTAAGGATAGTTTTGATGCAGGCACGGACTTAGTTACAATTCTTAACCCAATTGTTCAATCTGCTAATAACTATCTTGGTACAAATTTTGATAAATCAAATCCTATCTTTAGCCAGGTTCTAAATTATAACGATGGAAAAACAGTAAGAGTCATGAACGCCAGTGAGATGAAATCATTTTTTGAGTCTCTTCCAGAGTTTAATACCAGCGATGCTGGACGAGCAAAAGGTACATCAATTGCTAATGCATTAAGGGATGGTCTCAGATAATGGCTATACTAGCCGAAAGCGGCGGTTCCGCACTAACCCAATCAACACTTGATAAAGCCAATGCTGCCGTAGAAGCAGCACGTGCAAAAGTTGCTGCTGCCCAAGGCAATCCTCTAGCACAAGCAAAAGCAATGATTGAACTTAATAATAGGAAAATTATTGCAGCGGATACAGACCTTGCACTTCAGTCAAAGGTTGCTGCTACAAATCTTGCTGAGGCTAAAGAAACTCAAACTCAAGCACAGACCCTATTGGCTGAAACAAGGTCATATGCCACTACGCTGGCAAACGAAATTGGTGGAAGCACTAAAGCAACTGCTGATGGTAAAGGGTTATATGTAACTCCGCCTACTGTTGCTCAAAAACAAATTATTGAATCTTTTGGTGGAACACCAACAGGTAAAAGAGAATTAATTCTAGCAACCTTACAAGAATTAGGAATCCCTACATCTATGCAGGAATCATCTCTTGCATTCATTGAGTACGCAATGGCTGATGGATTCACAGAAGCAGAAGCAACAAGATTCTTCTACAACAACAAAAATTTTACTACTAAAAATGGTCTTACCATTGAATCTCCTTTCTACAAAGAGTTTACTTATCTTAGAGACTTTGCTCCTAAGAATGGCACAGAAGCACCAACTCCAAAAGAACTTATGGCTTTTAAACTAGGAGTAAAAGACCTAGTTGCAAAGACTGGACGCAGTCCGCTTTATGCAAGCGAAGAAAGCATCCAGAAGTTTATTTCTAATGGTGTGAAGATTACAGACCTAGATGCACGATTTGCTGAGTATGGAGCCGCAGCCTTGGCTGCTGACCCTAATAAGGTTGCAACACTTAAGGCACTTGGATATATTAATGATGCTCAAGGTCTTATTGATTTCTATGCAGACCCAACTATTGGTCAGAAGCAGTTTGAAATTAACCAGAAGACTGCAGCATTCTCTCAGCAGGCACTGCAACGTGCTTCTGCTGGAATCAAATTTGATGCTACTAAAATGAAACAACTTGCTGCTCTTGCTGGCGCTACTGATGCTGGTACTGGAGTAGGAACAGTTGAATCAGCTGCTGCTACAGCATTCCAGACAATTGGTGAACAACTTATGCCAACAACAGCCCTTTCAGGAATTTATGAAAGAGGCGCAGTTGCTACAGAGGCTGAACGCCAAGCAATGGTTCAATCAGAACTTGAAGGTGAACAGTTTATGGGTATGCCTTCTGAACGACGCAAGAGACTTATAGAACAAAATAAGCAAGCCTTCTCAGGAGACGCTGGTGTATACACACGCTTGGGTCAAACTGGTTCTCTAGGCAATAGCAATACAAGCGGACAACTATAAAGAATCCCCTCTGAATCCATCGGCCTCAGAGGGCGTACAAGACCGAGAGTACAAGCCAAGACAGATTCCCCATCTGCATTGAGGTGTGCGACAACTACTAAAAGGGAGAAATCGCATGAGCGATAACCGAGACAACTACTGGGAAGATGAAGAAGAAGACGATACACCTACGGGGGTATTTGAATCTGATACAGACCTTGTTAAGAAACTGCGTAAGGCTCTAAAGGCTGAACAGCGTAAGAACAAAGATTTGGAAACTTCATATGGTGAATTAACCAAAGCCCAGAAAGACCGGATTTTAAAGGACGTACTTGCGTCCAAGGGTGTCAATCAAAAGATTGCACAGTTTATTCCATCTGATATCGAGGCATCTGAAGATGCTATTAGTGCATGGCTGGACAACAATGGTGATGTCTTCGGATATACACCAACTGAAAAACCAGCCGTCAATCAACAGGATATCGCTTCTATGAAGAAGATGGATTCAGTGCTAACAAATGCAGAGACACCTGCTGCTTCAGATGACTTGATTAACCGCATTGCGGGAGCAACAACTGAAGAAGAAATTTATTCCATCCTCAGCGGTCAGTAAAATAACCGCACACTAAACAATCAGAAAGCGAGGATATCTCCAAATGGCAGATACCTTCACAACCACCACCTCGGGTGTTGGTTCCAATCTCGTAACGATGGCTTATGACAAGTTAATCGAAATTAACTTGCGTAATACCCCTCAGTTCCGTGCAATCGCTGACAAGAAGGTCGGCAACCCAACTCACGACGGTTCATCTATCCGTTTCCAGTTCTATACAGACATTGCTGACACCACAGTTGCTGGTGCCACACTTGCTGAAACTGTAGACCCAGATGCAGTCGCGCTTCCAGCAACCACAACACTTGATGTGACACAGGTTGAAATGGGACGCGTAGTGCTTCCAACTCGTAAGTTATCACTCATGTCACTTTCAGATGTTGACCCATGGATTGCTAACGCAGTTTCATACAACATGGCTATGACAATGGATGCAGCAATCGCTGCTAAACTTGATGCAGGTACAAACGTCATCCGCGAATCAGGTGGGTCACTTTCAACAACTGCTGCTAAGACAACAATCGATACAACAGACGTAATGAAGGGTCGCGACATCCGTTACGCAGTAACAAAGTTGCGCGCTTCAAACGTTCTCACACGTGGTGGAATGTACACAGCGTATGTTCACCCAGAAGTTTCTCATGACCTCCGTACAGAGACAGGAAACAACATCTGGCGTACACCAAACGAATACCAGAACATCCAGGCACTCTATGCTGGTGAAATTGGCGCATGGGAAGGTGTTCGTTTCATCGAGACACCAACTATGACAAACACCATCTCAGGTAAGGCTCTAACAGCACTTGCTACTGCATCAGCAGTAAGCGGTGTATCAGGTGAGTACACAATCGTTGCAGCCAACGCTGCTTTCGGTGGTCTTGCTGAGGTTGGAGATGCTATCTCTGGTACTAACGTAGGTTCAGGTGCTTTGATTACAGCAATCTCAGTTGGCGCTACAAACACAACATTCACTGTGTCTGTTGCTAACTCAGGAACTGTTGGAACAAACACACTTACAGTTACTCCAAAGGCACGTGTTTACAACACTTACGTACTAGGACAGCAAGCACTTGCTGAAGCAGTATGGAAGGAACCAGGCATTGAGTTTGGTAACGTTGTAGACAAGTTGAACCGCTTCCGCCCAGTCGGCTGGCACG